GTGTCCTGCCTTGTCCAAAAAACGCGCCTGTTCGGTTGCCTTTTGAATAATTGCATCGAGTGCAAGCTGCTACAAGGTTATCCGGATCATCTGTTCCGCCTTTGCTGATTGGAATCACGTGATCGACTGTAGTGGCATTTTCAAATCCGCAGTATTGGCAACAATAGCCATCACGTATCAGGATCCTTGCTCGTATCTTTGACCAGGCACGTGTGCCACCATTGGCTCTTGCTGATTGGCTGGGCATTAGTAGAAATTTCTTTTCTGATGAAATGCCCACGCCTTGCACGGTGTTTGATAACGAATTGTGATGTATTTGATTGATGCATCTATTTGTCTGAATGGATCCAGATCTCGATAGTGTTTGGATCTCATCTGTCCCAATCCGTAATGTGATCCATTACGAGCTAGATAAGACCACTGAGATTCCTTAGTAATGAGCTTGTTAAAGCATTGAAACTCTTTGTAATCCAATAGCCTTGAATGTGCATATAACTTAAGCAAATCAGTCTGTGTTGCTGCTTTTGCTTCGATGGTTGTGGATAACGTCAAGATCACAATTGACAAAGATATGCCCAATAAGTTTTTTATATTTATTTTCTTTTTATCTATCTTTATTTTCAAGATATTATCTTTCAAGTATAGCGATGGATCCTGACATTTTGTCAAGGATTGAATCCGGAGTGTCGATTGCTCCACAGGTTTCTGTGGATAACTATGTGGACAACTATTCAAGGCCAGCCACCAAATCATCATCGACCAATTTGACCGAAAATGACCCACATCCGGCACATTGCGCGAACCATTCGTGCTCGGTTAGTTCTTTGCCTTTTGTGATCAGATGTTCCTGGCGTGCGTCGCCATAGAGCTTCTTGCAAATCGAACAATCAAATCGCAGTAGTGGCATATGAACTCCTCACCAAGTTCTCAATTGGATTGAGATTTCCTTGATCGACCCACCACGAATCCTGACGTGGATTCTTAAAACGCTTGCGCTTGGCAAAGGCTACTGGAAGCCAGCCAGCAATGTAATAAGTCGGCGATTTGCCCACTACAAGCACGGCCACATCATCATCTCGATCATATGGATAGACGATCAGATTTCCGCCTTGATATGACGTCCAGCGTACTTCAATGCCTTGGCCTACATCTGCCCTTCTTTTGCCTTTGTTGTCATTGATGTCAAAGTCAAGGCCGAAATACCTGGCTACCAATAACTCCGCAGTTAGTGATTCAGCGTATTCAACGCATCGTTCGTGATTGTTGAGTTTTGAATTGTATTGAATGCCTTTGCCCAATTGACCGCACTGAGCAAATACAACTTCGCTTGCGCGTTTATGGATAGCCCATTCATCAGCTTCGGTGACTGTCATTTTCTGCATTTTGCACACACCCAAATGACAACTTCTTGGCCGTGATCTCGAATCGTCAAGCCGCCAGATGTTGTCTGCCATTCCAGGCATTCATCGCATCGATCTAAAGCTGTGGTCGTTATAGATCCATCGTCGTGAATAACTGATGCGTATCCGTCTTTGATAAAAGTGATTTCGCCCATCAGATTTGTGGCTTCCATTGACCATCTGATGCAAGCGTGTACCAGACTGGCGGACATTGCTTGGACTTGACCTTTTCGACGCACATATAACCGCCCCAAGCTTTGCCATTCTTGGCTGATGTGCCTTCTTTCCAGATCATATGGCCGTGAGCACACAAAGGCGCAGCTGCTACTTGTACGCCGCCAAGAGTGCTTTTGATTTCGTCAATGGCCACGCCCAGCGTCGGCATTCCGGCTTCTTCAGCTGCTTCGCGTGTTTGAAATGACGGAACATCTCCGTGCTTTGTGCTCCAGTAGTCATATGCCACGGCAGAGTCCTGAACAATCTGTGAATCGATTTGCTCTACTTGGCGCATATTTTGAACTGTTGGCCGTTTGTCAGTGCCAAGCACTAGGCCGGCGCAGCGTCCGATTGCTGAGGTACAGGTATCTTCAATAAACCATTTTTTCATCTGGACGTTGTAGGTGTTCACATTTCCAAATGCGTAATCGATGCCGGCTGGCTCCTGATCTTCATAATTGCGGTAAATCCGGCATTCGACGAGGACATAACCTTTCTCAAGATTGACGTCCATTATTGACGTGTGGATTTTGCCGTTTGGATAAGTGGCCCAAAAGCGTTGAATTCGAGCAGCTACATCTTCGTAATTATCTAGGAAACTCACTTGCTCACCGCCTTAGCTGAGATGTGGCGGCTGACTGATCTGCCACGTCGGTATCCGTCTCGCTGGCCTTCTTTGTAACCTACTGAATAGCTCACAATCGACCACAAAATGCAGCCGATCATCATCAGGACAAATAGTCCGATTTCACTTGTTGTCATTTTTGCTCCCGTGGGAGCCTTGTCGAATGCTCCCAAATAAAGAATGACATTGATGGCTGACATTTTCAAGATTGGCCTCGGCGTGTCTATTTCTTGAGAGCGATCTCCAACATCAACTGATCCAATCTTTGCTCAATTCGAGAGACTTGATCCTTCAGGCTGTTGCCACCATTCGAAGACAGTTCCCTCATGATCGACTTCACCATGAATCTCATTGACGAATAGATGGCAGTAAGCAGCGCAAGAACAAGCCCACCTACCGCCGTCCATTCGCCTACGCTCACTTCTTATTGCCGAATGCGACGTCGTTCGGATTTGCCCAGCGTGCCAGCATTGGTACTAATCCAGCGACAAGCCCCATTGCCAGATCCTTTGGATTTGTGTTGCCCGTAAGATAAACCGCCAACATTCCGGCCACGGAGCTTCTTGCCCATGATGCCGCTAACGCTTTAAAGTCTTTCATTTCTTTTTCTCCTTTTTCGGCTTTGCCTGTGGAAGTGGCTCGACCTCTGGATATTGTCCTGTATAAGAGACGAGCTTTGGCCTAGCAAAACCGACGATTTCCTTGCCCATATACCGGCGCTTGATCATCACCATTCCGCCGTTACGTTGATCGCCTTCTCCTGACGTGTTGCCTTCGATGCAGAGAACGCTTGTCTGGTCTACCTTGACGACAATTCCGATGTGGCTAATTCGATCAATGCCATCGTGTGGAAAGTCCATGAAGCAGAGATCTCCGAGCTGCGGCTTATCCTCGATCCATCGGCCAAGCTCTTTCATCTTGTGAGCACCACCAGCCGTTGAAACCATCGATGTGATCTTGACCTTAGCTTGATCGAAGCACCAATTCACAAAGGATCCGCACCACGGTAAACCGTCCGCCTTTGTAAACTTGCCGTACTTTGTCAGGTTGTCGCCTTCTTCAATCGTGCCGACTTCAGCTAGTGCCACTTCAATGATCCGAGCGGCAGTGCCGTCAGGATAGTTTTTCATTATTGCAACAATGCCGCTTCTTCAGCGGTTAAGCCTAATTTGGAAAATAATGCGGCACGCGCTTCCTGTTGTGCTTGTGCTCGTGCTTCAATTGTTGGCGCAGATTGGATTGCTTGAACCAATGGAATTTGTTCAGCAGTTGCAGTTTGGATTTGATCGTCAATTTGGATTTTCATTTTTTCTCCTTATGAATTCTGATAACCATAAACGCGGATTGTGCCGCCTGTCATTGTTCCAACGCTTGACGTAATTGTGAAAGCGGTGTATTGCGTCGCATTGTCCAGAAAACCATTGAAATTCAATGTGTTTAAGGTTGAAGAACCCGGCACGCTATTGTTTTGAAAAATTGTTCTTTTTGCTAAATTAGGATTCTGGACAATGCTTTGTGCCATAAGTGTATTAGTGTTACCAATTCCACAAGTTGTAAAACCTATATTTTCATCTTTGATTCCAGTGATTGTTGTAGAATTGTAAAACATATAATAGCCGACTGAATAATAACCTGCTGTTGTGCTACCAAAAGTCAAACGAAGGTTAGTGTCGGCTGAAGCAACGCCGCCATTTAACGTGATCAAGTAGTTGTCATAAGTTGAACTAAAAGCACTTGTGACCTCTACTGATGAAACCGCGCTGCCGATTGTTTGTGATTTGACTAGCGTTAAGCCGGCACTGCTGGAAGCTGGTGTTGCCCATGCTGGCGCTCCAGCAGCTACTGTTAAAACCTGACCAGTGCTGCCAATACCAAGACGATCAAAAGTTCCAGAGCCAGTGCCTTTGATTAAATCGCCGGCAGTTGTGATTGCCGTTGCCATGGAATTAGTAACCGTTACTGCTCCAGAAGTGCCACCGCCCGAAATGCCAGTGCCAGCTGTAACGGCAGTGATGTCACCGACGTCATTTGTGATCCAAGTGAAGTCCATGTCTGTTGCGCTTGTCTTGGACAAGATTTGACCAGTCGTGCCGCCTTTAAGTTCTGCCATTGATGTATCGACTGCCTGACCAAAGGTGTTGAAATCAGCTGGAAGATTTGTAACGAGCGAACTGCTCGTCGGCATCACCCAGCCGAAGTTTGTTGTTGGATTTGCCATCGTTTCTCCTTAATTGACGACTAATGCATCCGCATAGTCAAGTGTGCCAGATAGTGTGTTAAATCTTTCAGCGACACTTACATCCTGCCATTCCATAGCCTGAAGCGAGAATGGCAATGGAGAGACGATGAGTGTCACGGATAATTCGTTATAAGAAGCCTGGAATCTCCAGCCTTCGACAAAGCCCAAGAAATTTCCTGATTGCATATTGACCGGCAAATTGGCCAGCGAGATCGGCTGACCCATAAATACATTAATCAAAGAATTTCGATCACCATCGTCAAGTTCCGGATTAGTCAAGGCAAAAGTGATTGATTCCAGGAATGCTTGCGGCTGCGCCCTAAGTGTCAAATAGAAATTGGCTTGAGATAGCGCATCGGCAGACTTTTCCAGAGACGTGGTTATTTGTTGCGCCAGTTTTCCATAAAGAGCAATTGAAGCTGCGTCAGTGGCAGTCTGCGTTCCGGATTTCCAGACTATGGAAACGTCGTTGCGAATATCTCCTGCCTTCGTCTGGATCTTGATTCCACGGCCCAGAGCTTGATTAGCATCTAAGTCGGTGTATCCGTTAGTGGCCAGATAGGTTGATCGATGTGTCGAATCTGCATAGGAAATAAGTCCAGACGCGTCCTCGTATAAATAACCAAGTCCAGAAGTGGCAAGGTCTGCCACTAAATTCCAGGTAACTGTCTGACTAGATCCGCGATTGGCCAGCTCATAATTGCCTGGACGATCTATCTCTCCAAGTCCGGTATTTTCCGCAGTAGCCCAAGTCGTAGTCGCTGGTGTGTAATCCGCCCACGTAAGAGCTGCTGGCACCTCGCTCCAGTTATTGACCAGTAAATCTTCAAGGATTGAATAAATCTGGTCGCCGTCAAAATCCTTAGATAACACGCCCAGAGTCAATGCCTTTTGAAGCCTTGCAAGCGCCCCTAGAGCCGTGATGGTGATCTCCTGAGTAATTGCTACCGAGCCAACCTGCGAAACAGTCACAGAGACGTCCACAATGGATCCGCCAAAAATAGGCACAAATGTCCCAGATGTATCTTTGACTTGAATTGAGACGGAATCATTGATTTCGGCAGTAATGGCTCCCAGGTTCAGATTGATGAGATTGAGCGTGCAATATCCGGCTTGGGCTTGAGTATAGATATTTGTGCGACCAGACGAAATCGCAAGGTTGGCCAAAACGACGTCAGTAAATTCGACGCCTTTGATCAAGACCTTCCATTCAGGAGACCACTGCGTCATTAGAGTGCTACCAGATTACCGCCGCCACCAGTGCCGCGATAGTAAGAATCGTTGAGAGTGTCCACGATTGTCCGTGCGGTGCCTTCCTTGTCAAAAGCGCCATTGACTGTCAGATTGATTGTTGTTCCTGATGTAGCAGCTTCGGCCATACGGAATGAACCAACATTAAAAGATCCTGTGACCACATTGGCAGCGCCGGCGGCAGCTGAGGCAACACCATTGCCCGTCGATGAAACAGCCGTTGATCCACCCGAAACTGATGGAACATTGATTGTTGGCACATTTGTTGAAGTCGTTGTTATCTTAGGAATTGAAACTGTAGGAACACTAACGCTTGGTGCTGAAATCTTAGGAATGTCAGGGACTCCAGGAATTCTTCCGACTGTATTGTTGTAAAGACCAATGAGTGCGTTAATGCCGGATGTAGCACCAGAAATCAAAGAATTTAGACCGCCTATGACAGCGCCGACAACATTAATCACTCCGCCAGCAATTTCTCCTACAACCTTAAATGCACCGCCCAAAACTGTTGTTATAACTGGAACGACATATTTTTGAATGAACGCAATAAAGTCTGTAAATGCTTCTTTGTTGTTATCAATTGCATCAGTGATAGGCTTGAAGAAATCGGCAAATTTGCCAAGCGCCGGCACGACTTTGCTGACAATAAAATCAACCAATTGCTGAATGATTGGGAGCAATTTATAGCCAATAGTTTCTTTGGCTTCTTCAAATGTGACTTTCAATCGATCCAAGCGGCCTTGATATGTTTCGGCGTTAGCAGCTGCAGCGCCGCCAAATAAATCTGTCAGCTTTGTCTGGACGTCTGTGAATGACATTGTTTTGAGTTCAGCTGATGAGAGTCCAATGCCCAGTTTGCCAAGCGCGGCAGTATTGCCGTCATAGGCTTTTCCAATGGCATTTGCCACAGCTTCCAGAGGCTTTCCCGTAGCGGTTGAAACATCAAGAGCAACGGAAAGAAGATCCTGAGCCTTGCTGAGATCATTTGTTGAAAGCGCAATGCGCTGCAAAGCCGGACGAAGTTTTGAATCGCTGACGCCCGTCGCCAGAGACATTTGGAGAATTTGATCTTCCGTAGCTGCAATTTGCGCTTGAGTTGCATTCGTTGCAGATTTGAGGGCATTGGCTAATTTGACCTGCGCTGCTTCATCTTCAATCGCTGCCTTGACACCATCGATTCCAATCTTGATTGCGTAAGCGCCAGCAGCAGCCCCAGCAGCAGCAAAAGCCAATCCTGCTTTCTTGGCAAAATCTCCCATTTTGGACGATGAATCATCGACGTCTCCGTTAGCTTGTTGAAGTGACTTTTTGAGCTGATCTACATCAGCAAGAATCGAGAGCTTGAGTGTGCGCGATTGTCCGGCCATTTACCACTCCTTTAGGATTCGATCAAAAGCATTTTCCCACTTAGCAATGATCTCTGGCTGTATTTGGCGAAGTGTCGGATAAATAAACCAACCAGTCGAACCACGTCCGGTTGACCCTGACCAGATAGGAAACTGCTTGAATTTATTTGATCCGAACTCCGTACCGCCCCAGAGATCCTTTGTTGTTGCACCACCGGAGAATTTTTGACTTACAAAACCAAAAGACAATTCGCCAATCTTGGATGATTTAGATACGCGTGAACCGCTGGCAATTCTGTCCGCCGCTTTGCCCCTAGTGACTGCCTTTTGCTGGATTTTGCCTTGAGCAAATTCTGCAAGGGCAGACGATTCGCGTTTAGCTGCATCAGTTGCCTCTGCATCCATTGCTTTGAACGCCGAAGTAATGGCGCGGAGATCTTGCTTGTTATAAGCAATCTCAACCTTGTCGCTCATTCTGTTTCTCCAGTATCTCAAAAGCCGTATAGATCTGCTCCGCCGTTGTCCATTCGCTCATCGGAATTCCCGTCGCTATTGCAAGCTCGACGAGTATCCGATTTACGCTTCCGGCGGCGTAACTTTTGGGAGAACGTCACCGACTGTCACGTCGGCCACTGTTTCACACCAAATTTCATATCCTTTTATTGGCTTACCACCGGCTTCACGCTTCATCGCATTCCACGCAAGGAAGAGAAGATCAGAAATTCCGATCTTCTCCTGCGCTTGCGATATTGTGCTGCCTGTCTTTTGTTCCCATTTAGCCCACTCTGGCGGTTGTGCGGTATATGTACCGAACTCGCCATTTGTGTATTCAATCGTTATTGGTAGTCGCATTTCGTGCTCCCGTTTCTATAGGTTGGATCAGGTAATTGTTAAAACTGGTGTTGTAGAGCAGAGCATTGCCCAAGTGTCAGTCTGTGCATCTGGAGCAGCGCCACCAGCTGTTGGAGCCACTGGAAAGACGTTGCCGGCAAATGATGCGCCGGTTGCTGATACAAGTGTGAATGCAAGTGCAGTATTTGGAGCAGATGAGAACGCAGTCCACATCGCTTCAAAGAGTGATGAAGTCGCGCCCCAGTCTGCAAGAAGTGAAATGTTGAGAGTCCACTGATCATCGATGTGCTTGTAAGCCTTGCCATCGAGTGTTTGATAAGTAGTGATCACTGGCGCATTGACCAAAGTGACCGCAGTTGTCTGCGCGTCATAATTCACTGAATTTAGGGTGAAGGTTATGTCGCGACCCGTGACGATAGTTGTTGGCATTTGTCTATCTCCTTAGATTGTCTGTTGTGTGTAGT